CGCTGGATGCGGCTGGACGTCCATCCAATCCTCACTACCTCAAATCTAAGCGTCCGCCAGGGCGCCCGCCTGAATTTACGGAAGATCAAATCGCTGCAGCGTTAAAGGCTTCGCGCGGTAACGTTACGCGCGCTGCAGCGGCGCTGTCCAAAGCTGTTGGCGTGCCGGTGCATCGCCAAACCGTATCTCTCTACCTCAATCGCTCCGAGCGCTTGCAGGGCTTGGTGACCGACGTCCGCGACGTCAAGCTCGATACCATCGAAGATCTGGTTTACGATCGCGCGCTGCGCGGCAGCGAAAGCATGCAAAAGTACATTTTGTCCACGCAGGGCGCTGAGCGCGGCTGGGGCAAGAAAACCGAAGTTACTGGCAAGAATGGCGGCAAAATCGATCTCGATCTCAACATCGATCTGTCGGGGGTCAGTGATGGTGACCTCGCCAGCCTTGAAAAGTTGTTGTCCGCCGTCACCACGCCCTCGACGTGAACTGATGTCTGCCGCGCAAGATTGCTGATTTCCCCCGCGAATCACGCCACGGGTCGGCGAGGTATTGGCTCGCCGTGATCCGGAGGTTTTTCTGTGTCTGGGCTTATTCTGCCGCCACGCCCCGCGCTGCACGTGCCGTCGCCGGGTGATAGCTCACGCATCCAAGCGATGTTGGGTGATCCAGGGCGCATGGCGGAGCTGAAGCGTCTCGTTGAAGCAGAAAAGTCGCGCCGGTCGCTGATCGAATTCAGCAAGCACGCCTGGAAGTGGATCGAGCCCGGCGAAATGATGATGAACTGGCACGTAGATTGCCTTGCCGACCATCTCGTTGCCGTATCTAATCGGCAGATAAAACGTCTGTTGATTAACCTGCCTCCGAGACACATGAAAAGCGCATTGGCTGGCGTTCTGTGGCCAGCTTGGACTTGGGCGCACGCACCGCCACGAGATCGTGACGGTCGTCGTATGCCGCTCATTCAAGGATCATGGCTTGGTCCTGGCGTGAAGTTTACCTTTCTTGCGTACGCCGGAGATTTGTCCACCCGTGATAGCGTCAAGTGCCGACAGCTGATCGATAGCCCTTGGTACCAGCGCCTGTTCGGCGACATTGTCTCGTTCTCGCCCGACCAGAACACCAAAACGCGCTACACCAACACCATGAACGGCTCTCGTCTGGCGCTCTCGTTTCAGGGGCGCATCACCGGGGAAGGCGCTGACATTCTGTGCATCGACGACCCGCACAACGTCAAACAGGCAGAAAGCCCAAAGCAACTTGAAAGCACGCTGCGCGTCTGGGACGAAACGCTGCCAACGCGTCTCAACGATCCCGAGCACGGCGTCTTCATTGTGGTCATGCAGCGCATTAAAACCAACGACCTCACTGGTCATATCCTGTCCAAGGAATTAGGCTGGACCCACGTGTGCCTGCCCGCTGAATTTGAATCGCAGCACCCGACCCCGATGAAGACGACGGTGCGAATTTCTTCGGGGCCAAAAAAAGGTCACCTCTGGTTTGATCCGCGCCAAGAGGGCGAACCACTATGGAAGGATCGCTTTACGCCAACCATCTTGTCGGAGTGGAAGCGACGCCTGGGCAGTTACGCGTCGGCGGGCCAGCTCGCGCAAAGACCTGCGCCGCGCGAGGGTGGCCTGCTCAAACGGCACTGGTTCACCATCGTGCCTGTCGCTCCAGCGGTTGTTGCGGACCGCGTCCGCTGCTGGGATCTTGCCAGCACCAAGCTTTCAGCCACATCGCAAGATCCGGACTGGACGGTCGGCCTGCGCATGTCGCTCGGCATGGATGGCATTTTCTACATTGAAGACGTCTTGCGATTCCGCGACACGCCGCTCGGCGTCGATCAGGCTATTCTGACCATTGCGCAGCACGACCGCAAAACCACACGCATTCGCCTGCCGCTTGACCCTGGGCAAGCCGGGAAGTCGCAGCAAGCTTACCAGTCCAAGCTGCTGGCTGGCTATTCGTTCACGCACAAGTCGGCGTCGGGCTCGAACAAGGAGGCCTGGATCACGCCCGTCACGTCGCAGGCGGAAGCAGGCAACATCGTCATCGTGCACAACGGGCGCGCTGACGCCTGGGATGTGCATGCATTTCTCGACGAATTGACATCGTTTCCGAACGCGGACCACGACGACCAAGTCGATGCGCTCGCGCATGCCTTTGACGAATTGGTGAATCGGACTAAGAAGCATACACAGAAGCGTACCGCCCAGACTTTTGCTGGGGCTTGGTGACCATTAACATTGCAGGCGATTGCCTTGAGCCTTTTTCTTTCAACAGCGTTGGGTGCTTTTGCGGGTGCTGGGTTTTCCGCTCAGCGTGCTCGAATGCTGTTGGCGGCACACAAGCAGATGTCGGGCAGCATTTCCGGAAAAGATTCGCGTCGCTTCCTCGCGGCCCATGTCGCTGAAGGCGCTCTAACGGGTGCCATTGTTGGCGGCGGTGCGCGGGCCAGTCTAAGAATGGCGGCTTCGGCTAACAATTCTTTTTTAACCGGTGTTAGCGGCTTGGCCATGTCGGCTGCGGCGGGCCGTACGACTGGATCGTCGGCGCGCGATTCCATTTTGGCGCACGGTTTTTCTCGCGCTGCAGGGCGTGATTTCTGGCGGCGCACTCACGTACGCGTCAACGCGATGTCTGGGACAGCGAGCGTGGTCAAAGGGGTGACGGTGTCCGGATATGAAAAGGGCCGCGATAAAGCGGCGACGGCGCGCGGTAAAGTTAAGGGTAGCCTTGCAAAATGGAGTCGTCAGTTCTAGTTTTTTGAATAAGGACTTAAGATCATGGTTGCTCCTATTCTTCGTGCGGCTCTCCAGGGCGCTTTTTTTGGCGCTGCGATGCAGGGCGGTGCTCGTTATCTTGTTGGCCGGTCGTTGGGACAAAATTTTGCCAATCGAGAAGGCATTCGAACCCTTGCGGCGCATGCTGCGTTCGGGGGCATGCATGGCGCAGGTCTTTCAGCGCTTGGTGCTAAGATTGGCGGCTTGCGTGGGTCTGCCGTGCAACTCCCCGCTACGTTTGGTGCTTTAGCTGCCATTGGCCCGGCAAATAGATTTTCCGGCAACGCGGCTGAAAACATCGGTCGCATGGGGATCGCTCGTGGATCTCGCCAAACGGCGATCGATGCCCGCAACAGTGTCAGCCGCCGCGTGACCAAGGCGAAGGATACCGTAACCGGCGGCAAGACGTTCATTCAGAACCGCGTGTCCAGCCTTGGCAAGGCCTTTACCCAAACACGGGTCAGCAAAAAACGTGGCGGTGCTCAGGATAAGTCCGTTCTTGCCCTGCCAGCACCCACCCGGAAGAATCAGAGGACGCAGGAGCAGCAGGCCTATCGAGACCGCACAGCTCGTCAGGCTGTTAGGACGCGGCAGCTCAGCCGAAATCCTAACTTCTCCAGAGACACTTCAGACGCAATTTCCATCGCCAACAGAGCATATGTGCGACTGGCCAGACGTGTGGCTGCTTAACTTAATCCTTTGTGAGGTTTCCATGTCCGATGATTCAGCCATGACCCGTTTCGCCATGTTCATCGCCGCCGCCGCCGAAGCTGACAGTGTCAGGCTACAGGCGCACATGAAAGATCAGCACCCCGAGACGCCTACCGCAGACCACTTGGCTGCCGCCGCCACTGCACACTACAAGGGCGAGCCGCAACCCTACCAGCCCGTCTGGCCAACCGCCGCCAGCTATCGAGCCGCGCTCGACGAAGACGCACGCATCGCGGATCAAAACTAATGTCATTGCTTCGCACCTTCATCTCTCGTCAAGCCGCAACGGCCACAAACAAAGCGGCCAGTTTTGTGACGTCAGGCCAAATGAAAAATTTGGTGCAGACGGGGCGTGACACGGTCGCCTCTGGCGGATCGCGCGTCGCAAGCGCTGCACGTGACGTTGCCAGTAAAGCCGATCAGCGCAGCGGGGGGCGGCTCAGCAGCGCGGCTTCAACAGTCTCAAGTAGGGGTCGTCAAGCGTCTACCCAGCTTGCGGCACGAACCTCTGGTGTTCGCCAGTCGGCATCAACCAGGGCCGGTCAAGCCGCCGATGCTGCCAGAAGTGGCGTGCAAAAAGCGCGCGGCGCAGCATCCGGCCTGAAACAAGGGGTCAAAGGTCGTGCCGGTCGAGCCGCCGCAGCAGCTCAGCCGTTCAAGGATAAAACCGTCGCCTACACCGCAACGAAGGTCTCCAAGAGCGGCAAGGTGTTCCAGCAATTCTTTGACGAAGGCCGCAAGATCGTGCGTAAGGGCGGACAATCCTCGTACGCAACTGCCGCATCCGGTAAGCTGAAAGGCGTCGCGGGCGCAACAAAAGATATGGTCGAGCAGTCGTCAAACCGTTTAAAGAAAACGGCAAACGGCGTAACCTCCCGCGTCAATACGGGCCGCATCGCTGCGCGTGGTCGGGATGCTGTCGATAGCGCCAGACAAACGGCGCGCGATGTGCAAGGTCGCGCCACACGCGCCGTTATCAGCAGAACAGGTCGCAGCAACCAATTGACATCCAAGTAAATGAGCAAAGATCAATCGCCCATGGGTATCCCTCTCGTTCATCTCTATCTTGGCTTTGTTGGTGTTTCCAGATTGGCCTGGAAGACAAGTTTACCGCTGCATTCGGTTCGTCACGTTGGGTCTCCCGTGGGCGCAAGCGTCGGCAACGATTACGGTAATAAAGAACACAAAAAGAAGATGGAATGGACGCGTCGACGCAACGGCAGCACGGAAACGGTGAGGCGCAAAGCGGTTCTGAAATCGGTGTCAAAAAAAGCTGCAAGAAAGAAATTTTCAAACGTCTGAGCGCCTGAGCAAGGATCTGCCATGTATGCTCCTTTTTTGATTACGTATCTGACCGGAGCTGCCGTGCGGCACGCCGGAATGACCGTCAAGCAAGCTAATCTGGCGGTCGGTTTGGGGTTGACGGTTGGAACCGTGGTCGCACCTATGGCTGGGCGCGCCGTCATCAACCAGATCCGAGCCAGATCCGCAAAAACGACTGCTGATAGAGCGGTTCGTGCAGCTGCGACCAGTGCGGGTCGAAGTGCGGATGCCGTCGCTGATTTATCCCGCAATCGAAGCCACGCAACGATTGCTGATGCCGCGCGAGCATTTGCCGGGACATCGCCTTACCTGCCGAGGCGTATGCGTCACCACGTGCAGTCTATGGCTGACGCCGTCGTGCGGTCTGATGTGGCCGGTGTGCGCGTCAGAGATGTCAAATTCTCTCACCTTCGACGTGGCGTCGCTGACGTGGCGAAGGATGCAGCTCATCGCGTCGTCTACGGTATTGCTCGCCCCGCCGCGCCAAAGACCGAATGGATGCGGCAGCATGCTGCGGGCGGGTTGCACGTGGTTCGGCGCCGAAACTTCGCCATTAAAAAGAAACTGCCCCGCGTCGGTCGCCCCGCCAACGTCAACATTGCTCGCGTGCCCAGGTGGCAGTCCTGAGCAGGGATAACGATCTATTGGCGGTGGTCGCAACGCAACGGGCGCCGGAAAACAATCTCGGGACGCTGTCTTTGTTTTTGAAATAGCTGCCGAATCAAGTTTTGCATTGAGTGACGTCATCCGGTCGTGCGCGATGCGCGACGCTCTTCTTTTGCGCGCGCGAACACCCTACATGGCTATCCAAACTCAGATTCTCAACGATCCATCGGCGATGAGCCAAGCGCGCATGCGCATGGACCCTTATCTGAAAATGATTCACACGCTACTCGACGGCACGCACGCCATGCGCCGCGCCGCGCAGACGTACCTGCCAGTCCTGCCTAATGAATCAGAACACTCTTATGTGGCGCGTCTCGAACGCACGACGCTCCTAAACATTCTGGAAGACAGCATCGACAACGCGTGTTCCAGACTGTTCGATGAGCCCGTCAAGCTGGAAGGGAATGTCCCGCCTGAGCTTGCCGAGTGGGCTAAAAACATCGACCTTGACGGATCGTCTCTGCACGAATTTGCGGCCTCTGCCATGCAGCACGCCATCGCCGATGGCATGGTACACATACTGGTCGACTATCCAACGGCAAGCCCTGAGATTGTCGGCTCCAACCTCGGCGCGCAAATGGCGATGATGAGCCGAGGTCAGGGGCAATACGGAATGGCGTCTGGATTGGCGCCAGGAAACGGCTTGTCCCTGAACAAGCTGCATCGTCAAAGCATTGAAGGGCCGCCGCCCGTCGCACCTGACTATGACGCAAATGGCAACCCTATTTATGAGCAGGGCGGGTACGCAGCCAACGCCAATGAAGCGCCAGAGTTAGCCGATACGCCGGAGGGTGGCGATGATCCCAACGATCAGGGCGCCATGTCCAATCTGCCGACCATGACTTTGGCCGATGAGATGGCGCTCGGCATGCGCCCGTATCTCAATTTGATCCCGCACACGCAGATCATGGCCATGTACACGGATCGCGTTGGTGGCGAAACCATTGTCACACATGTGCGCATTCTTGAAGAAGACGTCGAGCGCGAAGGCTTTGGCGAACGGATGGTGAAGCGCATTCGCATTCTTGAACCGGGTCGGTGGGAGATGTGGGTTCAAGATTCCATCGGCGGCGTAGGCTGGGTCAAGCAGGGCGAAGGCGAGCTTAGAAAAAATCAACAAGAGCTGTGGGACCGGGTGCCGATCTTTACCTTTCGCACCGGCAAGGAAAAAGGTCCCTTCGAAGTCAAGCCGCCTTTTCTCGATCTGGCGTACGCCAACGTCAAGCACTGGGAAAGTTCGTCGCTGCAGGACAACATCCTGTCGCAGTCACGCTTTCCTATGCTGGCGGTGTCCGGCTACGAAGGGCAAGTTGAAACTCCGATCTTTGACGACGACGGCGATGGCGCAGGCCAGCCGCGCCAAATGCCATTCATTATCGGCCCAAACACGGTTCTTTCAACCGGAGATCCGGGTGGAAAATGGTACTATGTCGAGCCCGGTGGCGCAGCCATCGAGAAAGGAGCCGCGCATCTCGCCAACCTCGAAAAGGAAATGCGCGTTCTTGGTCTTGAACCTCTGGCTCCGTCAGGGTCAACCAACACTGCCATGGAAGCTGGCATCAACGAAGCCAAAGCGCGTTCGCCGATCGAGGAATGGGCGCGTGGCCTTGAATTCAAGCTGTCACTTGCGATCGCGGCAATGTTACGCTGGGTCGACCTGCCTGGAGATCCTGTTGTTCACTTTAAGGCCAAGGTGTCGGCGGGCGGCTCGGGTGCGAGCGAGTTCATGCTGCTCAACCAGCTACGCATGACAGGAACGCTATCGAAATTGACCATCCTTGAGGAAGCCAAACGGCGCGGTATCCTGTCGCCGCACTTTGATCCCATGGAAGAGATGGCGCGTTTGATCATTGAAGGTCCGTCTGGCGATGTGGCGCCGTATCTCGGCCTGCCGCCAACGCCACCCCCCATGATGTGAAGGGTGACGAAGTAGCAGAGTTCGCGTACTGTTTAACTGGGCAGATTTTGATTCTGCTGGTTCCATTTTAATGCGAGGTTCCAATGAATCCACTTTTCAGGCTTGCGCTCGGAGCGGCGGTCGGTGGCGTTGGAATGCGCGTCGCTTCAAAAACCCTATCGGTGCATGGCGCGCGTGTTGCCCGTTCGATCAAGCAAAATGTTGACTCACCATCGATCCTGTCAAGCGCGCGGCTGGCTGTCCGCAACGACGCGTTCTCAACGCTTGGTTTAGCCAGAAGTACGGCGCGCGCCGCGTCAGCGGTGCCCGGTCAAGCCATGTCTTCAGCGCAAAGTTTGAAGGGTAAAACGCGACGTGGAGCCAAAGCTGCATCGAAGCAGATGGTGGAATACACACGCGACGGGATCACCCGTATGCGCAAGAATCCCTACTATGGAAAGGCGACATCGGCTGTCGCGGATACTGGTCATGTCGCGGCTTATGGTGCGCATCGCGCTGTTGCACGCGTCAATGACTTTGCTCACCTGCACGCTCTTGATCGTGTCGAGCGGATGACCGCCCAGGGCCGCAACGTCATGGCTAACCGAGCTGAGCAAGCGCGTTCCGGCTTTGCTGATCGCGTGACGTCACATGAGGCTGCTGCCAGACAGCACTTGCGCAGCTTGTCATCCTACAAGTATTGAGGACTTAACCTTATGCCCTTGGTTCCTGATCGACCCGACGCCATCGAACGCGAGCAATTGCCCTCTTCGGCGTTTGGTCTTCGTGGAGATCGTAAATACCTAATCGACACGCCGGAAGCCGCTGTTTTAACGAAGGCCAGAGCCGACGCGCATCTCGTCGATGGCCTATTGAATAAGCGGCGACGCAATCACATTATCTCAGGCGCAAACATCGTTATCTGGGGCAGCGAGGCTGGGCAGCCTGCTCTCTACGCAACCCCCGACCATTCACTGCTGGCAACCGTTTCCGCTTCCGACGCAATCTGTGCGGTCAACTCTTTTTTGTTTGCCAACGCAGCACGTGAAACTGTTTCTACTTTTGAAAAAGAAGCTTATCAGGCGCATCATGACGAAGCGGTTGCTGCGCTCTTATACAACCACGGCAATGTCAACAGCATCAAAATCATGCGAGCTGTTTCGCGCGCTATGCTCGGATTTAAAAGTGGCGTTGCGGCACGCAAGGCCGCCGTCGCGGTATGTCTTGGCAAACGCGTATCTGTTCTAGCTATTTGACTTTAAGGATTTTGCCATGAATTTAGCCATTAAACTTCTTCTTGGCGCTGCCCCGGGTGCCGTTCTTGGCGCAGCACGCGGTCAGGCACGAGTCAGATCGGCAGAAACTGCGGGACTAAAGTTTACGTCAACCCAGCGACGCATGTCGATTGCCAGCGACGCGTTGATCGGTGGATACGCCACAGCTGGCATGGTTGGTGGCGCATTGGCCGCGCGACGCACGTTGCTGGCAATTGGCGGCACCACAGGGTTTCATGCTGAAATGGGACGCGGTCTCAGTGCTATGACGCAGGTGGGCATGATTGGCGGCTTAATGGGCGCTGGCCTTGGCGTCCGGCAGCGTGCATCCATCGTGCGCAAGTACGGCATTCCAACCAAGGCAACGAAGCAAAACCTGCCCACGGCTCCGGTCATGACGTGGCTGAGGCAAACAGCTCACGGACCCGTCGTAAACGTGCGCCGGAGGTGAGGTCTGCTATGGCCGATGATGCAACTTCAAAAATGCCCGACGCAGCAAGCGAAGGGGATAATCGGGCCAACGATGTCGTGCGCCGCGATGAAGAATCGCGTAGGGAAGCAGCCAAAATCATTGCTACTTCGCTGGTTCCGCGTCGCCAGATCGTTAAACCTGAAGACGTTTCTTTTATGACTCAATTTCGTTCGGATAAACCGAGCGGATCTCGCCATAAGCGGCGAAATGATCTGCCGAACCGGCGTCGTTTTTTTTGATATTTGCCGTGCTTATTTTGTGAATGATTGAGAGGATGCACAAAAATGGCATCGGGACAAAAACTAGAAGAACCGAATAGGGTTCCAAGATCCTATCAGGCGATCATCGACGACTTGCGCGTCAAGCTGGCAAACGCTCAAACAGATAAGGCCATGGTCGAGCGTCAGCTTGGTGACGCCAATAACAACGTCGGTCAGGTTCGTCTGGATCTGGAGCGTCAACGGTCGACCTACGCATCTGAGATCGGCCAGCTCAAAGATCAGATCAAAACTATTACGGCGTCGCCCGACGTAGCGCGAGCCAAGCACGCTGTCGATAAGGAAAGATTTAAAGATTACTTGGCTCCAGCCCTTTACGGACTTGGAGCCGGAGTGGCTGTTGGATCGGTAACCGCATTGGGTGCCCGGATTTCCCAAGCTAAAGATGTCGTTGATTTTACGAAAACGGCGCGCGCAATCGGAAAGATTGACCAAGTCAATGCTGGTAAAATCATTCACGGCAGCAACCAGGGCACCCGCCTTGGGGGGTTGGTTGCTGGCGCGTATGATCGCGCCGGAGCCGCGCATGGTTTGCCAGCAGTGCCTGAAAACAGACGTTGGCAGGTGATCAATCGCCTTCGTGGCACCAAAAACCCGCACATGTTTTCCTCGCTTAAGGGGTCGCGCGCAGCTGGCATTGTTGGTCTCAGCTTTGTGGCTGAGGCAGCGGCGGCTCGCGCCTTGGCGTCGTTCTCGTCGCTGGACGAGGACAGCAAAAAAATGGTGTACCTGGGCACAGCGGGTTTCGGCGCGCTTGGAGCCGGTCTTGCGGCAAGTTACAAGATGGTTGGCTTGGCTCCTTATGCCAAGGCCAGCTCGGTATCGATGGGCATCGTTAAAGGCGCGCGTGACCGCATGCTTTACGAAGGGCATGTTGTTAAAAAGTTGTTCCCAGACGGCGTCCGTGCCGTTGGCTATGAAGAAGTTGCCAAACACACACCAAAGCTCGACGCAGCGCAATCTTTGCAGCCGACGCGGTCTTCAAACGCGGCAGCGCAGGCGCGAGATATGCGGCTGCAGCGTGAAACAGATCGGGCGGCACGGCGCGCTGATCGTCAGATTACAAAATCAGGCAGCTTGGCCTTAAGAATTCAGCAGCAGCAGTTGCGCTTAACGCAGGCGCCACCCGCCGCCGTGCAAAGTCTGACAGGTGGGCAAAAGCGCTTTGTGTCCGCTTGGAACACCACCTCGGAAACGTCAGCTGCCGTCAAAGAAATTGCAAGTCGCAAGCTCAATGCTATCGGTACCGTCGCGGCGGAGGGGATCTCTACAGGTAGCGCTACGGCTCTGACGCAACTCAAGGCGGTTGCGGCGGCGCAACCGCCAGCGGTGCGTACCGGCTTGCGTATTGGAGGCGCGCTAGGACTCTTGGCTTTGGGAGCGAAAGTTTTTGCTCCTGCAGCGACAGCGGCGACGACGGCAAAGCTGACCTCATGGATGGTGACGCGTGGAGGCTCTACGTTCTTGATGAGCGCAAAGGGCCTCGGCAAAGCGACGACCCGCTTTTTGCGTTGATGGAATAAACTTTCAGAAGCAAGGAATGCGCCATGCGTATCCGTCGTGAACCTGGGCTGATTGATCCTGTGATCATCGATGCTACGGGATTTTCTGCTGGCGATATCTTTCTGATCGGCGCGATCGATAGTGCTGAGCAAAGAGGGATCGAGGCATCAAAATCTCGTCTTCATGCTGTTGGCGAGGATGTCTCAATCAGGCTGTCGAATGCCTACGAATTCCCAGCGCAGCCACCTATTGTTCTGGTTGCGCCCGCGAATGGTCACGGCGTGAACGGCCTCGGCCATCTCGACGAAAGACGCAGCTTTGGCTTCGATCGCTCTGAGCATCGAACCGATCAGACCCCTGGCCATGCAGCAGAGCCGCAGCACCCTGATGTGGACGACGATGGCGCTTAATAGCGTCACTCAAGTTGCATCTTTGGCACACTCAAGATGTGGCTTTCTATTGCGCACACAAATTACGATTGAATCACCTGAGCGATTCTGGTCTGTGACAACGCAGTAAGTATCGGCTTTTCGTTTGTATTCAAGGGCATATGCCATCTTGTAGCGGTCCTTTATACACTTTTGTTTCTGTGCCGACACCGCGTTTGTTTCCAGTTCAGATCGCAGGCACCTCGGGCGACCCTTGGTTTGCCGTTTGATTTGAGCACCGCGTATCGCTGACCCCTTGAGACGCGATGTCCAGGGATACGTGAGCGACGATTTCGACGGGCGCGACGCCCTTCAATCAAGGCACCAGCTCCAATGGATTTTGATTTCCCAGTCAAAGTGGACAATATCGACATTGTCCCGGAACAGTTTCGTTCGCTTTATGCGACTAAGGACGGCGAAGAAGGCGCGTCCATGCATGATGCTGTTGTCAAGCGTATGAATGATCTCGGTGGTCTTTCGACGTCGCTGCAAAGCGAGCGCAAAGCCAAATTGGCCCTGGAAAAAGCAGTCAAGCGCTGGGAAACTCTGGGCGCAACGCCGGATGAAGTCGCGCTGCGGATCAGATCGTGGGAAGAATTCGGCGAGACGCCAGATGCCGTCAAGCAGACCTTGGCCGAGAAAGACCGACTGCTGCACGAGAAGGGTGACATCGGCAAGCAGATCGAGCAGATGCGCGCAGCGCATTCCAACGAGATCAACAAGCTGAAGGACGGACAGAAGAAAGAACTTGAAACATCGCAGGGCGAGACGCGCAAGTATCGCAAGGCGATGGAGCAGGAGAAGATCGACGCGGCTTTGTTGACGGAAATCACCAAGCAGCGCGGCATCGCCAAGCTCATTCTGCCGATCGCCCAGCACCACGTGCGCGTGGTCGAAGACAATGGTCGCTTCGACACCCGTGTAATTGATCGTGATGGCGACGTTCGCGTCAACGGCAAGGGCGAGCCCATGTCCGTGTCGGATCTCATCAGCGAGATGAAAAACGATCACGAGATTGCTTACGCGTTCGAATCGGAAGGTCGATCCGGTTCTGGGGCTCAACCCGGCGCAACAACGCGACGCGGCGCAAGCGGCGCGCAGACATTCTCACACCAAGCATGGCTGCAGAAGGTCGCCTCGTCAAGTCCGGCTGACCGCCAACGCTTGCTGCAGCAGAAAGTTGCAGGACAAATCGTTGTCACAGGAATCCTGTGACAACGTGCGTAATACCTGCGGAAATTTTTGATTGCGCCGCAGGTTGTGACTATTAGGACGTGGTATTTTTTTGAGTAGTCGTCGTTGAATGATGCGTTTTTGCATCAGGCCGAGTTCAGCGACGACAATAATTTTCTTGGCTCTTTGTCTTGGTGATAATGACCCGTGACGAAGCCTGTAGAATCAGTTTTATGGTGTAAATGTGTTCATTCACTGAATGCTGATCTACCGCACTGATGCGCGATGCGTCTGGCGGACGCCAAGTTTAGAGCGCGATGCTCTTGTCTTCGGTAATCTTAAAGGGCGCGACGCTCTTTACTATCCCCACCATCCTGTCGCTGACGTGCTTACCAAGGCGATCAACCTCATTCTATTTCACCGGGAATTTGACGATGAGCAATGAACTTCAGGAAATGATGCAGACCATCATCATGCCAGCGGCGCTGCCGCTTCTGCGTGATGCATGCGTGATGCCTGCACTTGTCGCCACCAACTTCTCGGCAGACGCTTTCGACCAGGGCCAAACCATTCGCGTTCCGATCCCCGTTGATTTGGGTCCGGCGCAGGATATGGACGTCAATGCCGGATCGTCGTCGACGGATCTGAAGCCCCGCAAAGTCGATATCATTCTCGACAAGTGGAAGTACAAGCAGTTCGAAATGAATGATAAAGATATGCGCGAGTCTGTTACGGCGGGTATTCTGCCGAAGGCAGCGGAATCGGCAATCAAGTCCCTCGCCAACGCCATCGACACCGATCTTTGGGCGCTTTATGCTGACGTGCCGTCGTTCGTCGGTACGCCGGGCGTAACGCCGAACAGCAAGGAAGTTCTCACTCGCACGCGTCAAGCGATGCAGGATAACCTTTGCCCTCCCGGTGATCGTCGTCTGGTTCTCGACACCT